GCGCAATGCTGGTATTCGGGGCGACGGCAGCGGCAAATATTGGACTGGCTTTAGTGCCAACAGAAGCTATCCGCTTGTCACCTTTGGCATCGGCACCACGCTAGCCAGTGGGGTAAAGGCGCTAACCTCATGGGGTGCGGCTGACACTCAACAGGGAATGGACATCACTTCCGGCAAGCGTGACGGCCACATGTTCTATAACGAGGCCAACAAAAGTTACGAGTTCGCCGCGCAGACTTATTCGACATGGGATGGCGTAACGGGCGTATTCCAGCGTTGGCCGTGCCAACGCGATACACAGGCCCGCGCCTTCGCTCCCGGTTTCGACAACGGCATCAGCGTCGGCAACAACTATGATGGGCGGTTCGGTTTTGCACCGGGCGGGGTGGTGCCGGATGGCGTCTACAAGCAAGGCGATGCTTTGCTTAACGGCGCTGCGGCGGCTGGCGGCAAGTTGTTCAAGGCGTGTGTCACTGGCGGAACCAAGGCATCGACTGCGTGGGCAACGGGTGAGGTATTCTACTCCGTCAACGGTGCGCCTTACGCGAACTATTACCGCACCAACGCGGGCAATGTCTACAAGTTGACCAGCTTCGGCACTTATCAAGCCAGTGCCAACGCCCCGGTGCATACCACCGGTTCCGCCACCGGCGCGGACGGCTATGCGTGGCTATTCATGAATGCGACCGCCGCGCCGGTGTTCAAGGATGCTGGGGCGATTGACGCATAATGGTAGCGCCAGTCACCACCGACCGAGCGACAAGCATCGGACAAGCTGTCGCCGAGAATGGCAGGGTACTCGCGACCCTCGATGACTGGCGGGCGATGGGGTTCGTCATCGTCATCCTGTTCATGGTGTTGGTTTTCATCATTGTGATGCTGCTGCGGTCAACCAAGTCGGAGCGCAAGGAAATGTCCGAAGAACGGACCCGTATGTGGGCGGTCGCGGACAAGTTCGGCGAGGCCGCTGATAAGCTGGCTATCGGGATGCAAGTGCAAGCCGCCTTATTCTCACGACTTGAGAGTGCCTTGGATCGGAATGAGAACGCTTCAAATGGGCGAGGTTGACATGAACATCATGAGGGTAGTCATGAAGACAATTTTTGGCACTGATGCTCAATGCCGAGAAGCAGAGCGGCAGGAGTCTGATGAATTGCTGGCCCGCGTGGAAGACAAGGTGGCCAGATTAAACGATGAACTAAACGGGAGACAGGCTCGTAACCTTGACGAAGCACTGCGTCAAACTTCAGGATCGGATAGGTAATGCGTGTGACCCTTTTCATTTTTCTGTTCGGCCTCGTTCTTATCGTCGGGATATTCTTGTCGGTGTTCTGGACGCGAGCCGTGGTGATCCGCTATCGTGCAGTCAAGAACCGATGGCAGTGGCATGAAGACCGATCCTTAATTCTTTCGGCGGGCATTGCCCTGTCAGCGGTCGGCCTCGTGCTGATCTACGGTAGCCGATTGGTGCTTAATATATTCTATGACCTGTCGCCAATGTTACAGGGCTGGGAGGCGTGGCCCGTTGCTATTGGCCTTGCCATGATGCTCGCAGGCCACCTGTTTCTGGTTTGGCTGGCCGACCTTGAGATTGACCCGCCGAGGTGGGGATGGCTCAAGGGCATGGGCGTCCTCGCCATTATCTGGCTCGCGGCGTCCGTCTACCTAGCGCCCCTCGTTCCGCTCTACCCCGAGGCCCCAACCACCACCGCCAACGAATATGGGGAAGGGTCGGCACTTGAGCATATTGAGCAAGGGGTCAAGGAAGCCACTGAGGAGAAAGGGCAATGAGTTTCTCATTCGGAGCCCGCTCACTGAAGCGGCTAGTTGGTGTCCACCCGGATTTAGTGCGCGTGATGAAACGCGCCATCGCTTGCTCAACAATGGACTTCGCCGTCATCGAAGGAATGCGGACGCTCGCCAAGCAAAAGGAATACATGGCGGCGGGCGCGACGAGGACGATGAACAGCCGTCATCTGACCGGCCATGCGGTTGACATCGCGCCTTATGTCGGCGGGACGATACGATGGGATTGGCCGCTCTACCATGAGCTGGCGAAGATCATCAAGAAAGCGGCGGCGGATGAACAGGTGCCGATCACCTGGGGGGGGGATTGGGTTTCATTTCGGGACGGACCTCATTTCGAGTTGAAGCACAAGGCTTACCCGAGATGATTACCGCCGCCATCCTGATCTGCCTCGCCCCCATCGCCAGTGATGGAGATACTTTCAACTGCGGCCTGTCGCGCACATCCGTTCGCCTGTTCGGTTTGAACGCTGCCGAAACCGGCACGGCTGGCGCTCTAGAAGCCAAGTCCGCGATCATCGGTGAACTTCAAGGCGGGGTGATCTGCGAACCGAGGGGCGCGAGTTACAACCGCATCGTAGCGATCTGCTCGAACAGTCGTGGCGAGGACATCGGGCGCAAACTCCTTACCGGCGGCTATGTCAAGGAAGTCTGCCTCTACAGCAAGAACTACTACGGCACCTGCCCGTGATCCTGTCCACCCGCACCAACGAAGGCATGGGCTGGCGTCCCGACCTGCCCGACTACCGCGACCAGCGGTTCATGTTCAGCCGCGCGCTTGCCGACGAGATGCTGACGCCGTCCACCCTGCCACCCAGCGCGACCCCGCAGCGCAAAGAACTGGATCGCCACCCGGTGCGCGACCAGGGCAATGCAGGTTCATGCGTCGGACATGGCGTCGGCTTGATCGCGGCGGTCGAGCGCAACGTCACGCAGCGAAGCCCGCTGTTTATCTACGCAGAGGCGCGCAAGATCATCGGCGAACTTGACCAGGATCAGGGCGCTTACATCCGCGACGGCGTCAAGGTGGTTGCCACGCTAGGCGCACCGACAGAGCGCAAGTGGCCCTATGTCCTGTCGATGCTGCACATCGATCCAAGCGACAAGGCCGACCGAGATGCGGCCAAGCGCAAGGTGTTCAGCTATCACCGGCTCCAAACCGGACAGGAGTTTCGATCCTGCCTCGCGTCGGGCCATTTGTTCACCATCGGCTTCACGGTCTATTCCTCGATGGATCACCCGCTGGTTAGCGATATGGGCATTGTGGGGATGCCGGGCGGTTCGCCGCAGGGTGGGCATTGCGTAGCTGTCATCGGTTACGACAACACGTTCAGGCAAAGCCAATGGGCGCAGGAAGCCCGCCAGAAGGGCGTTGCAGACGCGATGCTCCCCGAGGCGGTGTACGAGTGCCAAAATAGCTGGAGCGCGTCCTGGGGGCGTTCTGGGCGCTTTGTGATCGACGCCAACTATCTGGAGCATTGGGCATTGGCCGGGGATGCTTGGACGCTTCGAGGCTTTGAAGACGAGAGGAAGTGACATGAGGATCATCGACGCACTCAATCCGCGCTATCGGTTCCGCGACTCTGGCACAGGGCTTTTCGTGTCGCGCATTTATGCCCTGCTGAACCCCAAAACTACCCAACGCGAGCGGGTGAGATGATCATCTTCGGCAGAACCATCAGTCGCCTCACGCTCGGCGTGCTTGGCATCATCCTCATCCTCGCGCTGGTCGCGTTCGGCACATCGCAATGCTCGAAGCGCAAGAGCGTCGAGGCGCAGTCGCGTATGGACAAGGCACAGACCGACGCGGCCATAGCGAGCGGCAAAGACGCCAGCCAGGTTCAGGCGGACGTGAACCGAAACGAGACGGCAAGCGAGACGCTTGGCCGTCAGAACGAGAGGACGATCCGAAATGCCCAAGGTTCTAATGCTGTCGTTGCCCCTGGCGCTAATGCTGCCGGGCTGCGTGCCGTTTGTCGGAGGAAAGCCTATAGTGACAGCGAGCGGTGCAGGCTGCTCAACGCTCGTTGAAGCGTGGATGAAGCCCGTTGAGGGCGCAGACTTGCCAGCGGGTCAGACGGTCGGCGACTGGATCGTGTTCGGCGACCAGCAAACCGGCAAGCTGGACATTGCCAACGACCGGATTGTCAACGGCCACTCGACAGTCGCCAAGTGCGAGCAGCGCGACCGCGATGCGATCAAGCGCGGATCACGCGGCTGGCTGGCTCGACTGTTCAGCTAGGCGCGGTCAAGCTGGGGCCTGACCGCGCCGCACTCTACCTAGCGCGCCGGTTGATTATTTGGGCGGCTCGGTTCCTGGCTCGGAGCCGGTGCCGGGTTCTGCCCCGGCTGCTGGTTCGGCTTCGGATCAGTCGTTGTCGTCGTGGTTGTGGTTTTCTTTTCTTCCATGGTCGTTTCCTTAGAGGCGGGGTGGAGCCGTCGCGCTGCTGCCTCAAGACAACGCGTGGATGGGGTATTGCGGAGCGCCGCCAGATCACTTGATGCTGTCATGTCCACTCCTCCATCAGTCGAATGATATTTCGCAGCGCGTAGCGGTAGGGCATACTCGCCGTCTCGGGGCTGTCCTTAGCCCACTCCCTGACCCTGGCCCAAGCCGCATCACGCTTGGCGCACTTGGCGCAAGTCATTGGTGGGTTCTTTTGCGGAAGTGCTTGGGTGGTACCGATCCTGGTTCTGAACCATCGCAGCCAGAACGAAGGCGGCACAGAGTGGCGAAATACCGGGAACGGTTGCCGCAACAATGCCAGTTTGGCGTGGGTGCGCTTCCTTTACACGGAAGATGTCGGCGGTTCGAGCCCGTCAGCGCCCACCACCCTTTTACTAAAGTGCTTGGGTGGTACCGATGAACCGTTACCAGTCCAAAGCCTTCGCCGCCTCGGCCAGGAACCGGGGGCTGAAACGGGCATAAACCTGATAAGTGATGCGGGTTGAGGTGTGGCCCAGATATTGGGCGATCTCGTCCATTGACCTGCCATCCTCGGCCATGAACCGAGCCGCCGACCGTCTGAAGTCGTGCGCTGAGAATGTGATACCGGACCGCCGCGAAGCCGCCATCAAGGCGGTCTTGACGCTTTTGACCGGCTTCCCCCCATACTCGATCACATAATCCGTTTGGCGGGCCTTGTAAGCCTCGTTCAGCGCCTCGCGCAGCTTTGCGTTGATTGGCACCACCGTCCGGCGCTTGTTGGTCTTGTCGCGCCCCGCTGGCTGAAAGTCGATTGTCTCGGTCACTCGGTCCCAAGTCAGGTCGAGAATTGCAGCCTTTCGCGCCGCCGTCGCGAACGCGAGAATGACGAACAGCCGAACGTGCGGCGTCTCGATATTGGCGAGCAGTTTCTCCCGATCCGCCTTGGTCAGAAATCGCTCGCGGGGCTTCGACGGGCTTGGCGCGACGATCTTGGGCGCGGCGGGGCCATAGTGCCAGCGTAAGCACGCCCTGAGCGTTTCCAGTTCGGTGCGGATGGTCGAGTTGGTCCGGCCCTGCTTGCGGCGCTTGGCGGTGTAGTCCAGGCAATCCGCCCGCGTTATCGCCTTGCCGAGCTTGTAACCGAAGTGAGGGCCGATAGCCGCCCACATATACCCGAACCGCTTGGGCGTTGCCACAAATTGCTGACGGTCGGCGACGTAGATGGGCCATAGGTCCGCTACCCTGCCCGGGGCGGGTTGGGTCCGCGCTCGCCAGATTTGACCAGCGATAGCCTCTGCCCTGCCCCGTTCATCCGCGCCAGTCGCGATTCTAACGCGGCCTCGCTCTGGGTCGGTGTAAGCGAGGCTGAACTGTCCCCGGTGCTTGACGAGTCGGTATTCTGGCACTCGTATCGTTCCACCTCGTTCGCCGGAATGCGGATCAACTTCCCTAAACGAAAGCCCGTCAACTCGCCATCGTGGACCATGCGCCTGATCTTCTCGCTTGAGCAAGTCCAGCGTTCGGCCAGAGTTTCGGGTGAATACGGCTTCACGACCACACCCTCCCCCACCACCGAGCCAACCTCACACAAAGAGGCAGGGGCGGGTCAACATACCGGCGACCAAGGATAGGTCCGTTGGTACGAAAGTCGCGCCTCATCGCAAATTCATCTGCGCGCGGGCGGTCGCATTGGCGGTTCGCCAGGCCTCGAACTTCATCCGCTTGGCCTCGGCCTGGGCTTTCAGCGTTTCGCTATCGAACGCCGCTGCTTCCCAGTCCGCACAAGCCATCTCATAAACGGGATCAGCTTCGGCCATCTGCTCGCTGGCCCCGGCGGCGTTCCCATCGCCCTTGTACTTCACGAAGAGCATTGCCCGCACTCGCTTGCGGCGCAGGTCCAGCCCCTCGGCTTTGACCTTTGCCTGTCCAGCGGCGACGAACAAATCCTCTGCCTCGGCGATTGACCGCTCGACATTCTCGACCTTGCGAAGTTCGTTCATGCCCGCTCCTCCAGCTTTCGCTCCCAAGCGACGTGCCCCGGCCATGCGCGCCAGTAAGGATAGGTCGCGGCGACTGCGGTGAAGTTGTGTTTCTTCTCGAACGACTGCCAGCCAATGCGGTGCTGTTCCTCGTGGTGACCGTCACACATCGGCAGGCTAAATCGGTCGCTGACTTTGGTCCCCATCCCTTTGTCGCCAGCATGGTCAACGTGACAGGCGCGAACCTTCCCGCGGCAAGTGTGGTTCTGCCCGACACCAATGTAGCAATTTCGTCCGCGCAGCCATTGCAGGAAGCCGAGCGCCGACTTCTCGGCGGGGCGTGGTGCGTTGCGCTTGCGAGGCTTGGTGTCGATGTGCATCAGAAAATTACATCGTCATCGAGGTCGCGGGTTGGCGCATGGCCCTGCGACTGGCTCTGCTCCTTCGGCTTGAACTTAAGCGATATATACTTGTCGCCGCTCTTGCTGGTGTTGATCCAGGCGTCCAAGAAGTATTCGACGCCATTGAGCAGCGCACTACCCTTGTAGTCGGGATGGGTATCGCTTTCCTTGCGGTCGTTCTTGAATAGCGATCCGGTCAGGTCGCGTTGTTCGTAAGCCATTATGCTGCCTCTCGTTCTGGTTCATATTGGGCGCGAAGTGCCGCGACCTTGTCGTCGATCTCGGCGAGGAACTGCGCGACCTCGGCCTCGATCTCGGCGATCAGCGCGTCGTCGCGTTCAACGCGCCGGATAAAGAGTTGCATTGGTTCGGGGAACGCCGGGCTGTAGCTGATAAAGTCACACCATTTGCGCTCGGGTAGGCAGGCAAATTGCCAGTTGATTTGGGTGATGTATCGTGCCGGAACTTGCCCGCGCAGCAGCGTATCTAGATGCGCTGGCGGTTGCGGACACTTTGCCTCTACCATGCCCTCGTTGCCGATAAGCCGGTCTGGCGACGCACCCGACATGGCAATCGTGGGGTGATCGACAAAGCCGGTTTCTGTCGCCGTGCAGAGTTCGTGCTGACAATATGCCTCCACCGCTTCCGGTTCGGTCACGATGCCGTGCAGCATAGCTGCTGTCTGGAAAAAATCGCGGGGCTGTCCGGTCAGCCGCTCCAGCACCAGATCAGCAAGATAGCTGGCGCGAGATGCAGATGATCCTGACTTTGTCTTTGCAATCACATCCGCAATTTTGGACGCGGTAGCCTTGCCCAGCCTTTGGCGTTTCCACTCGTCGGAGCCTTGGGCGATCATATCCTCATGCATCGACCGGCTCCTGCTTGGGTGTCATGCTTTGCAGGCGCTTGATCGTCGCTTCGGCCTGGGTGCCGGTTAGCCCCTTGAGCGACTCCACCTTGTACGCAGCGCAGATGGCGTCGAGCGGCTTGCCCACCGCCGACGCGATGGTTGCGATCATGTCGCGCTGGGCGTCTGAGATGGGCTGTGGCGCTTGCTGGGTAACAGGGGCGGACTTGACTGCGGCATTGCCATCGTCATCCTCGGCCGGAACGCCAAAACAGGTCATCAGCGAGTAGCGACGGGCATAACTCAAAGCTGAACCGTAGCCCTGGGCATCCTGCTTGATCGCCGGAACGAACAGCGCGCCGAACGACAGGCTCTCCCCACTGGCGTGGCGCAGGAACGTCTCCACCGACACGCCACCCTCGCAGGGGTGGTTGTGCTGCGTGAAGAATAGGCCGTGTGCGGCAAGCGCGGGCTTGATCGCCGCGATGACGCTGGCGAGGTCTGCGTAGCGCGATTTGAACGCGGGGTTCAGTTTGTCCTTAGTCGCGCCCTCAATGAGGGGGAACGCGAGCGCCATTGCGCTGTGTAGGGTGGGCTTGTCGGTCATTCCGTTTCTCCGTTCCAATATGCGCGGAGCCCCTCGGTGGTGCGCTCGCTCATGAGTTCTCCCTTGCCGTCGCAGTCGTGGCATTTGACTTGGCGATATTCGGGATAGAGTTGGGCCGACGATGTCGCTGGCAGCGGCCCCTCGTCCCATTCGCCCAGTCCGTCACAGGTCGGGCAAGTGATAAGGCGCAGGGTCATGCGACTGCCCCTGCTAACGATGCGAGGAATGGCGAGGCGACAGCGGCCACGAACAGCAGCCAAATGCGGTCGTTGCGGGTCATGTTGCGTCTCCCCACAGCGGGGCGCTCGTGTCTGGGTCATACGCCTCGCAATTCGCGTTCCCGCCGCAATGCTTGCACGGAGGCCATGCGCGCGGGTTGAGGCTCTGCACGGCGGTCGCTACCGGCGCGACCGGCTCGATCAGCGGATAGTTAGCCGGATCGCAGCCGCATTCCACGTCCTCATTCTCGCCGCAGAACGTGCAGACGAGCCAGCCGCCCTCGCCGTCGCAATTCTCGCAGCCGAGCGTGTTCCACCCGCCGCAGTCGCCGCAGGTATGGCGCTGCAAGATGCGGGTGGGGCTGGCCGCAACATCGCCTCGACCGATGCTGGGCTGGGGATCGCCGACGCTGTTCGAGGTGGCGATGGGGAGGGTGACGTTCATGCCGCTGCCTTCCGGCGCTTCCAAGCAGCCTTGGCGGCTTTGCTACGCTTCGCATGGGCCTTCATGTCGGCGGTGAACGTCGCCACAAAGTGAACGCGACGGCGCGCATCCCAATAGCACTCGGTCATGGTGCGGTCGGGACGCTCTTTCCGATAGAACATCGTGTAGTGGCGTTCTGCTTTGGTCATTGCAGGTTCCCTTCGTTCTGGGAACCGTTGTGCATCCGACGCACAGAAAGGTCAAGCATCTTTTTGCGTCAGGCGCACAAATAGTTGCTTCGCCCCCCGAGCGCAACTCGATCAGCTAGTGGGTTAAGGGTTAGGCGCTATCTCGAATTAGGGCGTCGGCGACAGCGACAATGCGTCTGCGCTCGCCGGGCTTGGCGCGATCCCAAAGTGACCAGATGCCCTCGGGGTCGAGCGGGTCACGGATCAGCAAGTCGATGACATCGCACATATAAAGGTCGGCAAGGGCTTCGAGCAGTTCCTGGTTATACGGTTGCAGCCCGCGCTCGATCCGCGAAAGCTGGCTGTGCGACATATGAAGGTGTTCGGCGACCGGGACGAGCTTCTTGCCCCGATGCACCCGCCACTCCCGCAAAAACGTCCTGTTTCGCGCCATGCACAACGTATGCGGCGGCACAAAATGCACGCCGAGTGACGGTGACGCACAAAATGGCTTGACCTTTCTGTGCGCCTGATACACAAAGCTATTCATGCGACTGAACACCTATATGACCCGCGAGGGCATCAAAGACGCCGATCTGGCCGAAACTGTCGGCTGTGATCGAACCACCATCCTCCGCGTTCGCCGGGACGAACAGCGTCCATCACACGCGCTGATGGAGAAGATCGCCGAGGCGACAAGCGGCGCGGTCAGGCCCGATGACTTTTTCACAAACCTGCCCGAGCAGGACGCCGCATGAAAATCGCCGCACTTTTTGGAAGGACCGGGGCGGCAAAAAAACAGCCCGGCCTTTCGACCGAGCTGAAGGAAAACACTATGGCAAGCGTTCTCGATCTCGTTACACCCGTTAGGGCTAAAAAGCAACCCGATGCGGGCACGGTTCATTGGTTTGATGACTGCGTTCGGCGCAGCAAGGCCGGTCGGGTCTACGAAGAAACTTTGCTTACCCCAGGTCTTGCGAATGTCATCCTCAACTCGAACCCGGCCAACCGGCGGATTCGGGAAAACCTGATCTCGCATTATGCCTCGGACATGGCGGCTGGTCGGTGGGAGAATAACGGCGAGCCAATCATCATCTCCAACGATGGGCGGATCAATGACGGGCAGCATCGCTGTCTCGCCGTGATCGACGCCAATGTTACCATCCCGATGCTGTTCGTGTTCGGGCCGAGCTATGAAAGCCGCCTGACCACCGACCAAGGCGGCACCAAGACGACCAGCGATTACCTGTCGATGGAAGGAATTAAGAACTCCGCCAACGCCGCCGCCATCGCGCCGATCCTCATGTCGCTGGAAACCAGTGAGTTCAAGAACACTAAAAACCGGTTCCTGACAAAGACCCAGATACGCGCTCGGGTTCATTCCGACCCAAGAATTGGTGAAGCTGCACATTATTCGGCTACTGTCCAGAAGTTCACTCGCGGAACCCTGCCGCCCGCACTTATCGGGACGGCTTACTATCTGTTTTGCGAGATAGACGAGGATGACGCCCGCGACTTTCTCGACCAAGTCTGCATTGGTGAGAACATCAAACGCGGCGATCCTGCCTTCGCGGTAAGGGCGGCGCTGACGAATCTTACATCGCTCAATCGTAGCGAGCGCCTCGAAGTGGTTTTTCGCGGGTGGGTTGCCTTTAGGCAAAACCGCAGCCTGTCTATTGCCAAGGTCAATGGCTACTTGCCGGCGCTGGTCTGACCGATGAAAACCCTGTCCGTCCACACCGACAGCATCGAGATTGGTGAGCGTCATCGCCCGCTTGATTCCGCTGCTGTCTCTCGCCTTGCCGGGTCGATCAAAGACATCGGACTTCAACAGCCGATCACGATCCGCGTCGTTGATATGATGGTGCTGGACGGACAGGAAGTCGAAGGCGTCCCGGTGCTTGTCGCCGGTCATCACCGCCTCGTTGCTGCCCAGTCGCTTGGTTGGTCGCATATTGAGTGCATCGAAATCGACGACGATGCGCTCAAGGCCGAGCTGGTTGAGATTGCCGAGAATCTTCACCGGCTCGACCTCACCAAAGAGCAACGCGACGAGCATATTCGGCGATATGCTGAATTGCTGGAAGCGCAGCGAATTGTTGCACAGCCTGGGGAACAATCCCGTCCAGTTGGTCGGCCTAAAAGCGTCAACCAAGAAGTCGCTGACGAGTTTGGTCTGAGCCGAGAAACTGTGCGGCGTGCCCTAAAGCCCGCTGCCGAGATAATCTCCATGCCGGTTCGCACCGAACATGACGCGATCATCGCACAGGCTAACGCTATTGTGTCGGCGTGGAACCGCGCCGGTCCCGAGGCTCGCGCTATCGCCCTCGAACAGATCGACGGTCCGGTATTCGACCGGACGCGGGCA